CGACCGCCTCTTGCAACAAACTGTCTTGCTTGGTTAAAGTAGTCTTGAACATCCGCTAGTGATACAGTCAGTCCTTCTTCTTCTATTTCTCTTTGTGTTTCTTCTGGTTCAAATCCTGCTCTTTCAAAAGATCCCAACATAGAAGCCACTCTTTGTTTTTGCAATTCATCATAGTTTGCTTTTTGTGCTGCCTCAGATGCAGCTATTGCATCTTGTTCTGTTTCTGCAGCTTTTTTAATGTCCTCTGCTAGTTGTGGAGCTTGTATTGTTGATAAACCTGTTGAGTATTTAAGAGCTTGTTTTCCAATATCAGGTAAACTCATGTCTAAATTAGGTGATGTTAAAAAAGGTTCTACCATTTGACCTGTTTGTGTTCTTAAATTTCTAATTTTATCTCCAAAGTCAAGATCAGCTACTTGAATTTCACCAGCTCCAGGCGTGCCTTCAACCATTATTGGACTAGAAGCTGCAGCTTTTAAACCGCCTCCAGTTCCTGCCATCAAAGATTGTGCTAAACTTATACCAGTGTCTTCAGCGTCTGGATCCATCATTGCCTTTTGTAACATCGCATCAATTACAGCTGTTCTTAAAAAGGCCCCCGCCGGTCCACCAAAAGCTCCTGTGGCTATGGCTATACCGCTTGATAAAAAAGGTTTTAATTCTTTGGGTACAGCTTTTGATACAAACTTTCTTACGGGGTCAGTAACTGGACGTACGGCGTCCTCAATATTTTCAGTAACCTTGCTTATTGGCTCCCGTATCTCTTTTGGTATTACTCTTCTAAAAAAACGTCTTAGACCCATTATATTTTTCCTATTGATTTATCGTGAAGATGCAAGTGGCCTAGGCTTGAAATGAGGCTTTTATTGAATTTACTGTCTTTTACCATAAAATGCAACTACGATTCTGAACCTATGTCAGGCATTTTAGCTACCTTTACATAGACACTTCTTGAGATATCTTCTCTTTTTGTATCTGTATCAGGGTTGTCCACGTCAGCGTCGCCTTCTGCATCAGAATTATACTCTTTACCTGTTTTGGTGTTTTTTAAAACCACCGTAGTGTCAACTTTTACTGATCCTTTTTCTTCAAATGCCATAGTTCCTCCTAGTCTCTTGTTATTTCTAAGTATGACAGAACGACATGTAAATCGTTAGCATTTTCTGCCTGTACTTTTACAACTTCACTTTCGTCACAAATTAAAGGTTGTGTTAATAGTTCGGTTGTTGTTTTTGCAGCTATGTCTTTTTGTTTAAACAAGCTAAATATTGTGCCACCTGAATTTACCAGAGTCACAGTGATCTCACACGCATTACTAGCATCATCGTTAGATACTAAAAAAGATTTTACTATGGACACAGTTTCAGCAGGCACTGTGTATAGTGTTGTTAAGTCTGTTGTAGTTAAATCTACTTTTGAATTTTTATATTTATTTGCCATTTATCCTAAAAACCACGATTGTTGTTGTTGATCATCTTTTACACTTTGTTGATAAGTACTATTTAGTTGATCAATTACATTAGACAAAGTTCTATTTATTTGTCTTTGTGTACTTGGATCATACTCATCTTTTGGTTCTGGTATTCTAACTACAATTTTTGACATTATCTAGCTCCATCTGGTTTTACATCTAAGGACAAAGTCCCGTATCTCCAAGACTCGTTTGCAGCTGTGTTTGCTATCTTAACATTTACATATCTCCCTCTAGCTCTTGTGTCTTTTTTAGTTGTGCTAGAAGTAACTGTAAAAGGACTGTTAGAAGAAGACGCCTCTGTCTGTGCTGGAAATCTTTTTATTGAAAGAGTAACATCTGCATTACCGTCAAGGTTTTTAAAATCAGGTATAAATCTACTTACAGACACAAACTTATCTCCTTCGCCACCTTGTGCTGCAATATCATAATCATACGATTGTATGAAAGATGTAATTGTTGTAACCGTGCCATCTTCATTTGTTTGATCTGTGCCCACTTCATGTTGAAAGTATTTAGTTTGTCCCAAACCACTTTTACCAAGTATTGTTGGAAAGCTACCTGTGCCGGTTGTATCAAATTTTGTTGCGTATGGTTTTTCATAAATTTTACCATCTATCCAAGATGTTCTAGATTCTGTTGATAAAGCCCACACACCACCAGGAACTTGTGCTGACTCTGCGTAATTATAAGAAACTGCTTTATTATTAAAATCATTGTTTGCCGGATACCACCAAGTTATTTCTGTGAATAAACTGTTAAGACCTGCTGCAACTTGTTGTCCTTTTGTTGTGTCAAAATTATCAAACACCTCATCTTCTACAGCACATGGTAATGTTTTTACTGTACCATCGTAATACAAGAAACCTTTTGAACTCATCCAATATGCAATACCATCTACCTCAACGGCTGCATTCTTACCAACAAGTCCACAGTTTGTGCCAACTTGTTCAACTCCAAATACAAAAGGTTGTCCAACATTTCTAACTGTATACAAAGCATTGTCGGTCCATACTAATATGTTTTCTTTTGCTTGTATAGCTCCTACAATTTTAGTGCCGTCTTGTAGTCTTAATGTGCCTGCTGTGTTTGTAGAAGTTGGTGTAAAGCTGTTTATGTTTTCTGCTTCTGAAAATCTTATAAACATATCATCCTGAGTAGATGTTGTGCCTATTGTTGTTTCTGTGCCTAAATGTATTAAGTGTCTAGTTGTCGGTGATATAATAGTAAGTCTTGATGCTGTAGGATTGTTGCTTGTTAAAAAGTTAGTTGTAGACTTTGATGCTCTTGTTGATGTTGGACTAGTTGCCCCAGCGTTCCATGTAAATGTTTCACCATTTGCAATTGTTGCAACCAACACCTCACCAAAATTATTAAGTGACCAAAGACCTGGTTCTAGTGTTGCTTGGTCCGCAGGCAGTGCCACACCCCAGCCACTAAAGTCAGAAGCGTTGGTAACTGTAGCGCCATTGGAATGAGCTGCAGCACTTGTGCCATTTGTGCCTCTTGTTAATCCTGTTAGGTCGTTACTAGACTTGCCAGAGTATGTTATTAGCTCAGTGCCAATTTGTATCGTGCCTGAACTTGGAAAAGCAGCTGCACTTGTAAGAGTTAAAGTTGTATCACTATTTGTAAATGTGCCGCCTTCATTTATTGTTGATGTAACAGCTCCAATCACATTACCACCCCACGGGCCAACGCCCCATCCATACCCGTATGTTTGTTTTTGTGGTCCAATCTTTGTATAAAATTCTACAGTTGTTGATCCACCTGTTGATACTGTTGCACTTGCAGCAGCGCTTGATGTGATTGTAAAAGTTTTAGGACTAGGAACTGTGTTAACCATAAATTTTGCATCCTCAAAGTTTGATGCACTAAGCCCCGTTCCACTAGGCAATGTCACTGAGTCAAGTAAAATTATATCACCAACTTCTAAAGCGTGAGCTGATCCTGTTGTTACAGTAACAGCAGTTGATTCATCTGTTGTTGCAAGTGTGCAACTAGTTTGTTGTCTTGCTGCATCAAAGGGAGTTATGTCAAACAGCTGACCTTCAAAGTATAACAATAAAAATTTATCAGACCCTAAAGCAATATATCTGTTACCTTTAATATCTAAGAAAGAGTGTTGGCTTCTAACAACGCCAACAATGCTGTCGTTTACAAGAGATGACCACCCACCTACTTTTTCAGGTAACCCATATCTAAATCGAATGTTGTTACCATCTATCCAACGGTTTTCTGCACCTTTGGTTGTGTTTTGTTTATCTATTCCTGGTTGTATAATAAAATTAATAAGAGCCATGTAAACCTCTTACGTTCCAGCAAAGTGCTTCTTGACCCAACCTTTTGTTGAATTTGCATATACAAGTGTAAAGCTCTGTCCGTTTGTGTTAACAGTTAGATCACTAGCAACACCTTGGATAGGCTGACTGTTTCTACCAATTGTCAAATTGTTAGAGTTAAAACTTAGTTTACCATCTATAAAATGCACTTCATTACCTACAGCAGGACTTGCCGGTAGTGTAACGGTTACCGCTGCAGCACTAGTATCAACAATAACTTGATCATGATTTACAGCTGTGTAAGCATTAGTTGTAGTTACAAATCCACGTTCCGTGATGCCCGTTATAACATTCGTACCATCTACAATCACGAGCATTGTAGATCCAACAGGCATGGTTACACCTGTGCCTGAACTTGTCTTAACTGTTATAGTATAGTGACTTGAGCTTCTTGTTGTGCCATCAATTACAAGATAGGTCTTTTCACACGAGTCTGGAAAAATTAAACTTCTGTTTGCTGATAATGTGCCAGTAAGCTTTATAACTTTGTTACGACCATCAGATGCTGAACCATCACTAATAGCTGGTGTTTGGTTGCCTGATGCTAAACTCAACTCAACATAACCACCTACAGCTTGTTCTATAATATCTAGGTTAGTATTAGTTACTGTGCCCCATAAACCGGCTTTTTCACCGGTGGTCATTTTTTCAAATTTTAATGATGTAGAGAATGATGATGCCATAATTACTTATATCCTATGCTGCTACTTCTGTCCATGTTTGGCTAGCGTTCAAGTTTATATCATTCCAAGTGACAACACCAGCGCTAGTTGTTGTTATTGTTAGTGAACTACCTGTAGGCACAACCACACAATCTGCTGTGATAGTGACCGTTCCAGTGGCCACGGTGCCCATTTCACTGCCAGTAACAGCTACATCTGCGTTTGCTTTAGCAACCACAGTGCCAACAGATACAGTAGCAGAATTACCTGTGACTGCAAAGTTTGCAGCTCCGCTTAATGTTACATCACCGAT